ACCATGTACTTGAACTGCTCTCCTAGTTTCTATAATATCGATAAGAACTTGTAATCGCATTTGCCCACCACGTATATCACCATACTCAGCAAATGCCATCTTACTGGCCATGTTTCTAATAGAAAACCTTCCTCTAGTATTTAGAGGAAGGTCTATTCTTTCTGTCCCTTTTGCGTAATGGTGTTCCAATTGGGTTTCTTTTAAGATCTTTTTTAATCTCTCTAAGTTTCTTAAGATGATCCTTGATCTCTTTCTTTGATATCATATTCAATTTTAATAATTTTGGAAGACCTCCCAACAGAATTTAATGTTTCGTACTGATTGAACTCACCATCAAGTAACATTGATACTGTCTTTTTATCTAAACCACATAACTGTTCACAGTTCTCAAGTGACTTAAGAACTGTCTCTAATGCATCAGGTTTTACATCCTTAGTAAATCCATTCAGGTCAGTTGTTTTAGCATTCTCTAATGCTTTGTCAATATCTAAATGAAATTCGTCACTCATGGTTCTTTATATCATCTTCCAACATCTCAATGATCTTTGTTGAGTCAATGATGTTGTCAATATTAGCAAGCACATTAGCAATATGTTTAGCAACATAAGCTTTTTCGCTTCTTGCAGCAAATGCTAATGCATTACGTAGATCTTCTTGTGCATCTCGTAGAGATTCTTCTACGGTCTTAGTGAGGGTCATATCTATTCAGTACGGAGTAACATATAATAGTAACTATCAAAATAATTCCTATAACAATTGGTATTAAGTGCATTATCTATCTCCTTTTGCTCTTACTTCAGATTTTTCAACAGAGAAACTGCCACCTGGATAACGTTTCTCTAACTTTCTAACATTACCTCGCACAACATCGTCGAAAGATACGTCCAGAGCCATGCAAGCTTGTGCCACATACCACATAACGTCACCCAACTCAATAATAAGATGCTCTCGGTTATCGTCGTTCCAAGGCTTTCCCTGAAATACCATTTTTTTAACGATTTCCAGAAACTCACCAGACTCAGCAGCAAGCCCAACACCAGCAGTGGTAAGACGTTCAATGCAGGCACCTTGTCTGTCAAGTTCACCCATACGGTCAGCAAGACTGACAAAATCCTTAGAACAATCGCTTGTGACAGCATCCACGAAATGACTGTACTTATCAAAGTCAACATTATTTGTCATAATTTAAACATTCCATTCAGCAAATTTACTTAATCGATTTTTAGTTTCAGAGAACTGAGGCATCTCTTCTTCTTCAGCAGATGAATTTAGAATTGATGTATCCTCAGCAACATCATACAGCCTCATCTTAGATCTGTCAATACCTACCAAGAATTTCTTGTTAGAGGTAGGATCATTATAACGATTCTTTAGTTGTTTAACTAATAATCTGTTTTGTGATTCCAACTCCTCAGTAGATATGAGAGCGAACATAAGGTCAGCAGTAGCAGGGAGTCCGAAGGACTCTGACGTGTCAGTAAGGTCAGGATCACTAGACCCATAACCAGCACGAGTAGTTTGAGTAGCACTGACAATCGGTACGTTATGCTCGACAGCAAGACCCCGAAGCTCCTCAGCAATCGCTTTAACATAAGTATAAGAATTAACAATAGCACCCTTATATCTGGCAGAAGCACAGATGTTTAGGTAGTCCACGAATATAATTTGTGGTTTGAAATCTTTCTTCAAAGACAAGTCTGATAACAATGCTTTGAAGTGTCCAGCATGTGCTGAAGCAGTAGGGTATTCTTTAATGATAAGTTTACCCTGTGTCTTTCTAGCAATCTCCTGTACCTTAGAATTATACAGAACTTCAGGTAGTTCTGGTATATCTTTGATGTTACAGTTTAAAAGATTTGCGTCAATTCGTTCAGCAATCTTCTCCTCTGCCATCTCACATGTAATGTAGAGAACGTTGCTGCCCGATGTGAGACAGGCACTAGCCATGTGGCACATGAATAAACTTTTCCCGACACCTGTACCAGCAAGAGCGATGTTGAGAGTCTTATTAGGTAGACCACCTTTTGTAATATAGTTAAACTTCTCCAGATCAAAGGGAATTTTCTCCTCTGTTTTATGGTAGAAGGCATATCTATCTTCAGATTGTTCAATGTAGTCATGTCCGATGTGTTCATCAAATGAGACAGCTAAAGCATCTTGCAAGATACTTGGTATAGCATCCTTGCTAAGTTTCTTGTCTCCACCGTCAGCAATCTTGATCGATTGCATTAACGCAAGATATATAGCACGGTCTTGACACCATTTTTCTGTGGCATCGACCATCCATTCAAAATCTACCCATTCGTCAGTGAGTCCACGTATAACTTCAAGAGATTGATTGAATGTATCTTCAGTTAAATCAGTACGATTCTGTAGATTTATGATAATAACTTCTTGAGTAGGAGTCTTATCATACTTCAATGCAAAATCAGAAATCTCTTCAAAGATTACTCGCTCATGAAATTCTTGAAAATAATCAGGCTTAAGGAAAGGAACTACCTTACGATAATACTCCTCAGTAAATATGAGATTACGTAAGATAGTTTCTTCAATCCTTTCAGTTGCCATAACTATACTCCGTTCGTGCTGCTTCTTCTAGTTTTGCCATCACTTCGTCTGTGAAGTATTTCTCAGGATCACCGAGTATAGACTTAGGGTAAACATTAGTGTCACCAACTTTGATACGGTTCCCCACCCTTGTGAATACTCCATACTTCTCACCGAGCTCCAAGAGTCCATAATAGCGGTCCAATCCACGTTCGTCAAAGTATAATCGTGTAGCAACTTTAGAACCCTCCTGAGTAAATCGTGATTTTTTTGCTTCGCACTTAATGATGTTACCCACCACGTCAGTACCGTCCTTCTCTTTCGATTTGGACAAATATATTATAGTAGATGCTGCATACTTTAGTCCAGCACCACCACCCATTTCTTTCATTGGCACATAGCTTCCTATCACATCATATGTGTGATTCGTGACAAGCATTGGGATTGATGCCTGTCCAAGTTTCAAGGTCAGTACCCTAAATGCACCCTTGATCAACTGTGATTTGGTCATGTCCCTGACCTGTTTATCATTAGAGATGTCTTCCATCTCCTTTGATGTACTAAGCATACCAAGAGAGTCAAGAACAAACATCAATGGTTGACGCTGATCCTTTGGTTCCTTCATATACTTGTCAACAATCCTAGTTGCCTGAGTCCTGAACTCTTCTATCGTGGCAACAGGGAATATGACCATACGTTTAGAATCAATTCCTCTGGATTCAATGATGTCTTTGCTGAGAGCAGACTCAGATTCAAAATAAATAACCCCACCGTTGCTATTGTTATCAAGAAAGTTACGTACAACACTAAGGGCAAAGAAAGTCTTTCCTGTTGAGGATTCTCCTGCGAGTGCTGTGACTTTGTTAGAGGGTATGCCACCGAAAAGAGAACCACTAACGACAGCATTAAAAATATAGCTACCTGTATCAACAAAACTGGATGTATCTCCAGCAGCCACTCCGTCACTGACCCTACTAGCAAACTCATTCCCACTATCTTTTATTACAGTATCTAGGAAGCCCATTTACTCACCTCACTTTCGTACATATTAACATAATCATAGTCTTGTGACAGAAGTCTAGCATAAGCAGATGCTGTTGATCTATCTTCAAAGACCTTAACCTGATCCGAATCAAGTGCCTCTACTTGGGCATCTTGATACGTTACAGTCCATACTGTTTTACTCATTCAAAAAAAGCTCCGAGTGTTATTTTTTTAGTTGTGTGCCATCCTATACAGTTTAGCACCTTTTCCAGAGGAAGCAAGAATCCCTTATCAAACTGTAGTTTATAGTCAATAAACGGTAACAGACCAAACTCCTCTGGTATCTCATTAAAGAAACTGATAGCATTCTCATGTATTGGATTAGGCATGTTAAGATAAACATATTTTATCTTCTCACCATCCTGCATCGACTGATGCTTGTTTTGAATCTTATGTTTCTTTAAGTAGTGGTTGTAGAGGAGTGCTCCTCTGACCTGGATTGGTGTGCTTGGACCATAGATGTCAGTTCTGTGGCTGTATCTCTCAAAACCTGAGACTGTTCTGGGGAAGGAGATTTCTTCGATTGGTCTTTCTCTGGTTTCTGCTCTGACTGCATTGACAAAAGAGATAAGGTCATCATTTGTTTTGCTGACAATGATCTTATAAGCTTCATATAGTTTCTCCCGATAAAATGCTGGTGTCGATGACCTAGCGGTTTCTAGACCCATGATTTTCATCTTGGGTTCTTTGTATCGGACTCCTTCTGAGTCCCATACATTCAATATGTATCGCTTTTTAGCAGTCCATATACCACGCTCGGCAATGTTCTCCCTCTTCATGATCATCTTTTGATCATACGCTTCCACATACGATGCAAGCTCCTCATATGAGGCATCAATGAACGGTTCCAACTTATCTTTACAGATCTTGTCAAGTATTTCCACGATCCGAACCTTATCGTCAGACTTATTACCAAAAAATTTATCAACAAGAGGTCCAAGATTAAGATAGATCGAGTCGGTATCTGATGCAACTACGTAATCCTCGTTATTTGTAGAGAGTAGTTTATTTAGATAAGCATTAATCTTGTTCTCAATCCACCTGATTGATACCTGTCCAGATAGTGTTATAGCCTCAGCGTTTGCTAACCTATAATACCTGAAATGCTCATTCCCAATAGCACCATAGGCACTGTTAAGAGATATCTTTTTCGCCATTTGTATGTTATTACATCTAGCAATCTCTTTTGTGAGTTCATTCGTTGGTGTCTTCTCATACTGCTTCTTCGCCTCAATCATCTTCTTCTTAAATATGACTCTAGAGTCATACATCTTCTTCATCATCAAGGGTAGGAACCCTTGTACATCCTTTCTGTACTGTGCTCCATTAGCACATGTAGCAAACTCAGGGTTGACCTCAATCTCTTTGTTTAGGATCCCTTCAACACTGGCACTACTGTGTCTAGTCTCCCAGAGGGTCTCTGGTGAGATATTGTACTGCATAATAAGGTGAGGATACAGGCTATTGAGGTCAAAATTAACAATCCAATCATAGCCTCCTGGTTTCGGTTCTTTGACATAAGCACCTGCGTATTGTATATCTTTAGTTGCTTCCTTCTTAGGAGGAATAGCAATCTTACGTTTGTTTAACTCACAGTAAATGTAGTTGTCCCACATACGTACCTGTGAGAATACATCCTCGTAGTTTACCTTAGCATCATATGCCATAGTAAACGCAAGGTCTAATAGTTTCATCTTGTCATCAAGTTGATCTACCAACCTAACGTCATGGATGTTGTAATCAATAAACTTCTGCCAATCATTCTCATAGAAATCTTTAAAGGTTTCAAATTCAGAGTGATCTAACTTTCTCGCTCCAAGTTCAACCATACAGATGTGATCCAACCTAAAGCTTTCTTGGTTTGTATAAGTGAATTTCCTGTATAGTTGGAGATAATCCAGACAAGCAATTCCTGGTAGGTCGTAAGCGATTTGCTTCCTTCCCCTGATATAGATTTCCCTACGAGATATAAGTTTCCAAGGGCTAAGACTCTTAGCAGCCCTTTCACCGAGTATCCTATCAACACGGCGAGCGATATAGGGAATATCAAAAAGCTGTACGTTCCAGCCCGTAATAACATCAGGACAATTTTCATTCCAGTACTGTAAGAATGCAGTCAACATGGACTCTTCTGTTCTGAAATGCATGTAATCTACATCATCATGCTTGTTGTCAAATGGTCTTGCCCCAAAGACAACAATGCGACCAGTGTAAGAGTCCTTAATACTGATCGCTAATATTTCTTGATCTGCTGATTCGATATCGGGAAACCCATTCTCAGCACCTGTCTCAATATCTATGTTAAAGACACGTATCTTTGACGTGTCAAATTTTATTTGATCCTCTGGATGCTCATTTAAAATGTACTGATAGAGATACCTAGTGTTACCATAGATATCAAAGTCTGGTACATCTTTATATTCTTTAACAAACTCACGTGCTTCCTTAATGGAACCCAACGGAAGTGGTTCTACACAATCACCTTCAAGTGTTCTCCACTCTGAATAATTTTTTGTAGGAACATACAGGGTGGGGTTATAAGCCACCCTGTATGAGAATGCAACACCAGATTCATAACCACGCACTAGCAAGCGATTGCCAGCTTGTTCAACATTAGTGTAGAATTTCATTCAGATTCAATGTAACGAGCGAGAGTTTTCTTGTTTGGATTAACCAATACTAATATATCAGATGACCTAATGACAACCTCGCCCTCCTCAGAATGAGGAGGCCAAGATATTAATTCACCATCTTCTTTCACTTCTCTAGGTTTGTATAGTACACAGTCTGGGTCACCAAACTCTACACCACCTAGTTCCTCAACTCGTGCTACTATCCACTGGTCCCGCAGTAGCAGCAGCTGCACTCGATTCTCCTGTTGTTCCTCCTGCATTTAAAATGTCCTCTCCATTATTAGGTAGGAATCCTAGATCAACTCCAGCATCCTTTAACTTCTGTACATAATTTGTCATGATCTCCACGTTTGGAGGCATGGCAGTTACCACATGTTGTGGGTTAATTCGGAAGTCTTCATAAGGTGTGAAAACATTCCACCTTCTATAATCCACACGATACTGAGCATCAGGTGAACCTTCATCTCCATCCACTGTAAGGGTAGTGATCAAAGGATATAGCATTTGATATGCTACAAACTTATCTTCCTCACGAACCTGAGTGAAGTTGCAGATAACGTTCTCTCCTGACGCTAATGTAACGATACGAATATTATGTTGTATTGGTGCAGCAGGTTGTCCACCCTCAACTGGTGATGGTGGTGTTGCTGTCGCAGCTGAATCCGTCATAATTTATTTTTCTACGATTTTAATAGTATACAGTATATTTAATGACCTGTCAAGTCAAAGCCAATCTTTCCTTGCGTGATGCTCAGGAACGATTTTACCTAGTCTAACAGATAGAAGACCATCTTGAAACTCTACAGACGTAATTTCTACATCATCTGAAATAGTCCACGACCTCTTGAAAGATCTCTGTGCTAGTCCTCT